ATGGCCTTCTTCGGCCACGACTGGAACCTGGAACAGCGGCTGCAGATCATCGAGCGCATCGGGCCGACGCGCCAGATGCAGGCCGGCAAGGATCGGCCGATGTTTATTCATAACATTATCGCTCGCGACACGGCCGATACCATGGTCATCGAGCGGGTGGAGACGAAGCGTTCGGTACAGGACATCTTGCTATCGGCGATGAAACAAAAGGGCTACGCATAAAATAACTTGCACAAGTAAATACTTGCGTGTATAGTTCTCTACATGGACAACGAACTTAGGAGAACGAAATGAACGAACAATTGCAAGCCGCCCTGCTGTCCATCTTGAACAGCACCATCAGCGCCGCAACCGTCGCAAAGGATTTCCTGCTGGCGGAAATCCCCGAAGTGATCCGCCAGCTGCTGATTTGGAAGGCAGTAGAGAGCGGCATCTGGTTCGGTCTCGGTGTGGTGCTCACCGCGCTGTCCGTCTTTGTGCTTACCAAGGCCGTAAAATTCTGGAAGGCTGGCTATGAAAAGATGGATGCCGCTATGTTCTGCAGTGTCGCGACTGTACTGTCGGGTGGTTGTGGTATCTGCTTTACTTTTACCAATCTAACTTGGCTGAAGATCTTAATTGCCCCCAAGTTGTACCTGATCGAATACGCAGCGTCCCTCGTAAAATAAAGGAGAACACCATGACCATCGCAACTATCATCGGCCTGCTGTACCTGATCGGCTTCGGCTGGATCATCGACGCCTGCCGCCGCGCACCTTTCCTGCCGGGGCATCCATGAACCGCTGGGCCACCTTCCTGATCGTCGCGTTTATCGCCGCCGTGCTGCTGGCGCTGACTGGGTGTGCGCCACGGGACGACACCGACCCGCCGAACAGCCGCAGCGGCATGGGTCTGCGTACAGATGCGCTGACCGGGTGCCAGTATCTCACCTACGGGACAGTGTACGGGGCGGCAATCACCCCGCGCATGGACCGCGACGGAAAGCAGGTGTGCAAGTAATGGATTGGAAACGTGTCAAACGGGCGCAGGAGCGCGCCGAGCGTCGGTATGCTACACAGGCCTATCTTTTCTGTTTTATCGTGTTGGGCGCCGCGCTCGCGGGTCTCATCACCTAATACCGAAGTCGTCCCGGTCTTTGGGCGACAACCTTAAGGAGATTTACCATGTTCAAACGCATCATCGCAATGGCAGTAGTCGGCGCCGCTCTGGCGGCTTGTGGCCTGGGCACCTCGCACGCGGCGGATCTGTCGTTCAAGACCGGCAACAATGAAACCTTCGGCACCGACGGCGTATGGAAGTACGACTTCTATCTGCCAGGCGGCTGGGTGAAAGCCTACCACGTAAGCGGCTCGACTTCGGACTACAAAGACGATGGCACCCTGCCTAGCCGCATCCTGCAAAACACCCCTGAACTGGTGCAGGTGTCGGGCAGCAACAGCTATATCCATCCGGCCTACACCGTGCGCAATGTTTGCCTGAATGGCGAGAGTGTGGCGTCCTATCCGAACAGCGGTGTGCAGGTGCGCGTGCAAGACAGCTGCGCGATGTTCAATGCCTTGAAAGCCAAGGCGAAATAGGATACAGTCTCAAAGCGTAAAACCCTTTGCCCGGCTCCTGCCGGGCTTTTTCATTTGGGCCATGCCTCGACCGTCTTGCGGTGGCGGATAGCGCAGTCGGCGTAGCGCGGGAATAGCACCTCCTGCACCCACCCTTGCAAGACGTCGTAGTCGTCGGTGGTCGGTGTCTCGCCGATCAGCTGACAATCATTTGCCAGATACTGGTCGAGCAATGGCCGCGTCGGCAGCGGCGGCGCTTTCGGCGAGGTTGCGCAGCCGCACAGGGCCAGGCTTGCAATCAGCAGGGAGAGGAGGAGGGGGCGCATTTTTCTGGTTCCTTCGGATGGCGGCAAGCTGGGCGTTGACGGTGGTCAGATCGGTCTGCGCGCCGAGGGCGGCCGCTTTGATTTGCTGGGCACCGGTCACGAGGTCGGACAGCGCAACCTGCGACGCCTGCGAGATCGCGTTTGCTTCGTCGCGCTTCGTCTCGGCCGCTGCGATCTTCAGATCGGCGATGGCGTCAGCGTACCACAGCTTGCTGCCGGTGGCGCCGGCCACCAGACCGACGACCAGCGCGCCAGCGGCGATTGGCCAGGTGGGTAAGATGCTCATGGTTTCGTCACCTCGGTCTGCTGTTGCACAATGGTCGTCGACGTGGTGCTGCCGGGCATATCGGTCTTGTTGAATACCACTTTCGTGACCAGCGGCGCCACCCACATGATGCCGTAGGAAGTAAGATAGCCCTCGGTCAGCTTGTCGCGCAGCGCCAGATAAACGATCACCCAAGTGGTGACGGCGAATGCGACCATGAAGGCCAAGGCGATCTTGCTCACCCGGCCATTCTCCATGACCAGATCGAAGGCGTTGAACTGCGCCAGCGCATCGCGGTGGGCGCGCCAGAACGATATCACCAGCAGCGCGGCGGCGATGCCCAGCACGGCCAGCATGACGTCGCGGGGCGTCACGATAGGCCTTGCGTATAGGTGGTGCGGCCATTGCCAAAGTGCGCGGTCAACACTTCGCGGCGGGGTTTGCCCGTGCTCAGGGCGATGTGCACCCAGGTGCCCTCGTAGATAAGCTGGTCGAAGATGATCTCGCTCTGGAATATCATCCATGCCAGCGCGCGCGGCGTCATCCCCGGCACGGTAATGTCGGCGGCCAGGCCCTGAACGTGGGCGCTGTTCTTGGCCCCACTTACAGCCGCGTTCAGCGCGGGCGCGCGGTAGCCGCTGGACACCCGGACAGGGCCGCCCACCAGTGTGCGCACTTGCTCCAGCAGCGCGGCGACCCGGCGCAGGTTGTCCAGTTCGATAGGCGGCGGCATGTTGTCGATGCCCTTGCGCGTCGCGGTCTGCGAGAAGGTCATTTCGGACAGGGTAAAGTGCGGCGACAGGTTCATGGTTCAGCCCTCGTTCTTCATTTTCTCGCGCATGATTTCGATCTCCAGCAGCTCGCGCTCCGCGTTCATCTTGCGCTCGTTGGCGCGGTGGTAGCGGGCCAAGGCCAGGGTGCAGATGACCGCCGCGCCGATGGCCAGGAGCGACAGACCGGTGTGGATCATATCGAGCAACCCGGCAGCGCCGACAGCAGCAGAAGCACCGGCCGCCGCACCGGTGATGCCGGTCTTATGCTCGGTCAGAATTTCGGCGGCGAAGGTCGCTAAGCTGTTCGCGGAGTCGGTCATTTTTTCTTTTCCATATGAAAGCCTTCGCTCGAAAGATCAGTCCGACCAGAAACAGGACGGCGCCAGCGAAGGTCAGAAATGCTGCCATTTGAAGGCCATAGTATGCGTATAAATTGTGCATAGGATATCACCGTTATCACTGTGTTGAAAACAGAAACTAACGGCGAAGATTTGGCCGAAAACGCGATCAGGTTTAGCAGATTAACAACTAAGGCGCAGTAGGCTAGGCGCTGTAGATCGAAGGATGCTTTCCCGCGCACAAAGTAGGCGGCAGATAGCAAGGCGCAAGTGTTGGTTAGCGCCGACAGAATGGACTGGATAACGGCGCTGTAGAAATTATTTTCCGGGGTGTACGCCCACGTTTGCAGGTACGCCACCCCGAACGTGATGGCCGCGCACACCGCCCGACCAACCCAGTCCGCCCAGTTCATGGCTATTTCTTCTTGCCCTTCGGCGCGAACTTCGCCGGGGCGGGTTTCGAAGTGGCAGGCGCCGGGGTGCCGCGTTTCGGTTGCGGCGGTTTGTTCGGATCGGGCAGGGAGCCGGTGGCCATGGTAGTTCCTTTCAAGTTGAGGGTGTACCGCGATTGTACATCAATGCCGGGGTTTTACTTGACCAGTTGCGCACGGAGGGTTTCGGCTTCTTCCTCCAGCGCCGCAACGCGGGCGGCATCACCCTCCCGTAATGGGCGGATGCTCTTGGCGTCCAGTTCGGCAAGCTGTGCCAGTATAGCCGCGTTGCGCACTTCAAAGGTCTGCCCTTCGCCGTTTTGCATAGCGGTGAATTCGGCGATCTCTTCGGACGTCATGTCGCGTTCGTCTTGCCGGCCGGTTTCATCATTCCAGAATGCAATTTTCATTTTCTTGCCCTTAGTTTTTGCTGATGCCGTAGACGCGGATGGTGCCCTGCGCCTTGAAGTTACTGCCGTCATCCCAGAGCAACCGGAAGCCAGAGCAGGCTGCCCCTATATATACGCCGCCATAGGTACTGCCTTGATAAGTCCCTGCGGCCGACTGGGCAGCACCGGGGCCGAACACGTTTTTAAGGGCCGCCGCAGCCTGCGCGTTGAAAACAGTCAGTTGAACATTCCCACCAACTCCGACCGTTGCGTAATTCCCTGAGACGCCTAGTTTATTTACGGCCGTACTAGAGGTGCTATTTACAACGTTGTAGTAGTTGCTGGCACTGTCGACTGCCCCTGCGTTGGCGAATCGCAGTGATAGCGCCGTAGAACTGCTGGTGGTGTTGATCCCTTCGACGACGATTTCAAAATCGTCAAACGAAGGATTCGCGCTGAAGATCGTCAAGAAGTCGATGGCCGCCACGGCAGTGACGCTAAAAGGTGGCGTAACCGGCACCCGGCTCTGATTGGCCGGCGCCCCGGACAGACCGACCGTCCACGACGCGAAAGTCCCCGAACCCTTGGTGTGCGTGACGTCTACCGTGAGCGTACCGGTGCCGCTATTGTACGCGGTGATACTGCCGGCCATCACATTGACACCGTTGGCGATGGTCACGAACTGGCCGACGCCGAAAAGCTTGCCGGTCTGGATCGTCAGGGTCTTTGAACCTGTGCCCACTGTCAGGCTGGCGGTCGACGTGGCCCCGGACCCTGGCGCGTTGACCGCAGTGCTGGCTGCCGCGCTGGCCGTAGCCGCATCGGCATCCGCCGCCGCCGCCGCCGCGTCCACCCCCGCCGCGAGCGCGTTGGCCTGAGTAGCGTAGGTATTCATTTCCGGCACCATCGCCTTCTGCGCCAGCACCATGGCCGATGCCTTGCTGCTGAAGGTTGGTGCGTCGTCGGTAGCTGGATCTGGTGCCGGCGGCAACAGCGTAATCGTTTGCGTGATGCTCATGTGAGTCCTCTGAATTCAATGGATGCTGGCTTGTTGTTGATGCTGACCGGGACTTGCCACTGCCCGAGGTAGCCATACGCAATAGCCATAGAGTAATCGGTTGTGCCGATGATGGCAATCTCGGTGTCGGTCCACTTCGTCAGCAGGCGGTATGCCTCGTCGGCGTAGCCTACGTCGATGAACACCTCGAAGTTCAGTTTCTTGGCTGATGGCCGCTTCACCATTCGGATGACGCCCTTGGTCTCGGTGGTGGTCGAATAGCTCAGCACGCCACCGGTGAAGTCCCACCGGGTCAGGCCGATCTTGTTGTACTTGCTCAGCACCATGACGCCCACCGCTGCCGCGCCGGCCGATGGCGTCAGCGTGATTTCGATAGGCGCGATGTATGGCGGGATATCGTCAAAGGCGATATCGGTTTTCATCAGCAACGGCTGATACCAGTAGTCGTACCAGTTCAGGACGTTGTGGCTCGTCAGCGGCTGGGTCTTGTCATACCCGCTGGCAGCCTGCACCACGCGGATACTCTGCGCCTGTACGTTCAGCGCTACCATCGTGTTGACCACCGTGTCAGGGGTCAGCGTCATGGTGAACGCCGAGGGCGATATCGTCTGCGTTTGCACGGCCTTGTCGAACATCGCCCATCGGTTGGTGTTTCCGATAGGGAGCCAGTATGCGGTGTCGGTCAGTGCGTGGCCGGTGTTGCCAGCAGCCTGGGACTCGTACAGTGTATGACTGGCCGGGTCGGTGACGATATCGCCCAGCGCATAGGTGCTGCCGCCGGCGTATGTGAAGTACACCGTGCCGACTGCTTTCCACCAGGTGGGCGAGGATGCCGGATTGTGGTTGGTGTTCCCGTTCTGCAAGGACTCGTAGACCACTTGGCTGTTCTTCGTGCCCGCCACCCCGGTGCGGTTGCCGGTGGCGTAGGTGGTGCCACTGGCCCACGCTGTGACAGACACCTCGGGCACGGTGCTTGATGTCAGAATCGCATCAGTGATGTGTATCGGCCCGACGATGCGGAAATCCGAATTACCCTTGTCGTCATCAAATGGCATGTTAAACCTCGTTCGTTCGCATTGCGGTGCCGCCTTCCGTCACCACTTCCAGCAAGTCCGCGAAACGCGCGGTGTTGCGCTGGATCTGGTCGAGCGCGGAATCCTGCTCGGCAATTCGTGTTGCCATCTGGGCGAGCGCGGCATCGGCCGCCGGGTTCGCCACAGGGGCCGACACTACCGGCGCGCTGTAACCCTGATATGTCTGCGCAGGTGCGGGGGCCGTGCTCGCCGGCATTGCGGCGCCGCCCTCGGTGTAGCGGGCCGTCTCCAGCAGGCTGGCGGCGGTGCGCGCTTGGATGCGCTGCAGGTCCAGCAACGTCGGTGCCTGCTCATCGGCGAGCGACAGCAGCGCCTGCGACAGGCCCGCCAGCGATTTCGCTGCGTCGACATCGCCCGCGCGCGCTTGCGCGGTGGCGGTGGCGAAAACGGCTTGTGCCTGTGCGAAGCTAGCCGCGCCGCCGCCGATCAGGCCACGAATGCGCGCCACCTCGTCCATGATCGACTTGTTGGCGTCGCGCCATGCGTTGGCGATCGCTTCGGCGGCGGCCTTGGCTTCCTGCGCAGCTTGTTCCTGGGCCTGCGCGAAGGCCTCGGCCATCTGCGCCGCTTTCTGGTCAGCGGCCATCTTGTCTTGCAGGGCGTACACCGCCTCTTTCGCCGCGCGGTTGGCCGGATCCAGCGCGGCCAGTTCCAAGGCGCGCAACGCGGCGGTGTTGCCTTGCAGCTGCAACATTTCGCGATTGATGCCTGCCCCCTCGCTGGCGACAGCGGCGGCCTTGTCCGCTGCGGCTTTGATGGCCTGGGCGGCAGTCTCGGCGGCAGTCGCCAGATCCTTCTGCGCGTTGATCTGATCTTGTATCGGGCGTATCGACGCCGCCATCGCGGCCAGCTCCAGTTCGCGCGAGTGGGCCAGTTGCTCGGCCGCCGTGTGCGTCAGGTTGTACAGCTCCAGCTCTTTGGCGGCGCGCTGTGTGGCCAGTTCCTCGGCGGCGCGCGCCGCTTCCTGCATGGCGGCCTGTTGCACTTGCTGTTGCTTCTCGTAGTTGGCCGCCCACGCTGCGGCGATATCTTGGTTCAGTTTCGCCGACGCGGCGATGGCGGCGTCTTCCGCCTTCAGCGCAGCCAGTCGGTCGTACAGCGCCACCGTGCTGGCGTCCATGCCCGCGATCTCCAGCGCGCGCACTGCGGCCTCACCTTGGCGAGCTGCCAGGAGTTGATCGATCTGCTGCTGATACCCAGCATTGATGGCCGCCAGCTTATCGGCCGCAGCTTGGAGTGCCGCCGCTGCTTTTTCGGCCGCATCAGCCGCCGCCTTTGTGGCGATGTCTTCCGCTTGAAGCGCTTTCAGCCGGTCGTACAGCGCCACCGTGCTGGCATCCATGCCTGCGATTTCCAGTGCGCGGACTGCGGCCTCGCCCTCGCGTGCGGCGATGATCTGGTCGATCTGCTGCTGGTATCCCCGGTTGGTTTCGGCCAAGGCCTCCGCAGCGGCTTTCGCGGCGGCAGCGGCTTCCTCCTGCGCCTTGGCGATCACGGCAGCGGCTTCTGCTGCGGTCTTCGCTTCCGCCTCGCGTGCGTCGGCAACGAGCTTGAACGATGGCGCCAGCGCGAGCATTTGCGCGAACAGCGTGGCACCGGCCTCGGTGCTGGTGTCGATCGCCAGCGTGGCGGCGGCGAACTGCTCGTTGGTCTTAAGGCTGCTCTGGCCCATGGCCGCCAGCTGCTCGGTGACAGCCTTCTGCACCGGCGCCAGGCGCTGGGCCTCAGTGAGGAAATTCTGCTGGAAGTAACCGACGCCGCTGGCCAGTGCGTCGAGACCGCCGGCCGCTTCGATCAGCCGTTCGCGTGCGGCAATGCTCGACACACCGACTGCGCCGAACGTCTTGCCAATCGCGCCGAACAGCGCATCTACGCTGGCATAGTTCGTGCTTACACGTTGCAGCGTAGTGGATAGGCTTTCGCCTTCCTTCTGGAACTTCGACAGGTTCGGCACCAGTTCAGCGGCCACCGTGTCGGCGACGCCCTCGAAGAACTTGGTGACGGCGCTCAGCTGCTCGGCTTCAGTCTTCAGCCCCGTCAGATCTACCCGCAGCGCCTGCACGCGGGTGGCGAGCGCGTCGGTGTTCGCGCCCACGGCGTCACCCATCATCTTCGACACATCGAGGATCGCTTTGTACGTGTCGGTGAACGCCGTCACCTGGGCCTGGGTGAATGCGGTGCTGTCAGTGCCGCTCTTGCTGCTGGAGAACCAGCCGCCCTTTTTCGTCCATGTGCTGAGCATGTTGCCGGTGGCGCCGGTCGGCGTGAGCATGCCTTCCAAGCTGGTGCCTGTGACTTCTTTCGGGCCGCTGCCGAATGCTTTCTTCAACAGCACCACGCCGCCGGCAATGCCGAGCGCAATCGGCCCAAGGGCGCCGGCCAGTGACGACAGACCTGCCACCGCGCCGGCGGCGCTGCCGCTGGTGAGCGCGGCCAGGCCAGCCGACAGGGTCTGCCCGATGGCGATCTGGCCGGTCAGCAGCGCACCGGCGGTTTGCAGTGCCCCGGTGGCGATGCTGCCAACCGAACCCAGCACCCCGGCAATGCCCGCCGCGCTGCCGATGCTACCAGCTACCCCGCCGCCCGCGAGCGACGACGCGGCCGCGCCGACCACGCCCGAGGTGGCGCTGGTGGTCAGCTGGCCCTGCACGTTGATGATCCACTTCTTGATCGTCTGCTGGTACAGCCAATCGAAGAACACGTTTTTAAACGTTTCTTTCAGGCGGGTCGCGCTATCCTTGCCCCCATTGGCGATCGAGATAAATGTGTCGTGCGCGGTCTTGTCGATGCTGGTCCAGAACTCGGTCTGTGCAGCTTTGCGCTTGTCCAGGTCATCGACGGTGCGCATAGCGGCGACGTTGCGGCGGCGCGCTTCGATCTCGCGCTCCAGCTGCGCCACCGTGTCCTCGCTCAGTTCCAGTTCGCCGCGCCGGGACAGTCGGTCTTCGTCGCGCGCGATAGTCAGCTCCGCGATCTCCATCTTGGTCTTGCCATAGGTGGCGACCAATTCCTCGTTGGCGTCGGCCTCGGACACCAGGGCAGCGTAGTTCTTGTCGCGCTCGTCTGCCAGAGCCGCGACGGCGGCGCGCGTCTGCTTGGCCGCGTTGGCGTTGCGCTCCAGCGCCTCGGCGGTGTCGAGCAGCGCATGCGCTTCCTTGATATGTTCTGCGGTCAGGGTGATCTTGCCGGCGGCTAGCTCCTGGTCCAGCTTGATGCGGGCCTGCTGCACCGGGGTGATCGCGGCGGCGCCGTCCACTTCCATCTGGTCGGCGGCCATCTTCTCCTTGATGGATGCGATCAGGCCGGCGTAGGCAGACTCTTCTTTCTTCGCGGCGGCCGCAGCGTCGGCGGCGGATTTCTTGCGCGCCGCTTCGATCTCGCCCGAGTTGAGGAAAGCCGCCACCTTGGCCGCGCTCTTACCGGTGGCCGTAGCTGTTTCCTCGGCCGTCTTGGTGACGGTCTTGCCGGTGTCCGTCCACAGATCGCCGATGCGCTTGGCTGCGTCACCCAGTCCGCCGTAGACGTCAGCAAACATTTCCGTATAGATATTTCCGACATCTTTAGCCGTCGCTACCGTGTCCTTGAAGTCGCTGGACATTACCTTAGCAACGATAGCCATCGTGCCGCCAATAGCCTTGCCCAGGCCGACGAACAGCGCGGATACGCCGATGCCCACCGAATACAGACCTTTGAGAGACGCCGCCAGTACATCAATGGTGCCCGCCAACTCTTTACTATTGGCGGCATTGGCCGAGAACTCGTCCGCGATTTTGGATAGCGTGGGCAGCAGGCCGGCGGCGATGCGCGTGCCGACGCCTTGAGCGGCAAAGCCCAGCTCGTCAATCTTGTCGTTGAATGCGCCGGCATCAGCGGCCACCTGCTCGGTGATGCCGGACAGTTCCTTGCCCCGCTCCACCAGAGTGCTGATGCCCTCGGAGCCGCCGTCGAGCAGCACCGCCGCCTCTTGCCAGCTCTTGCCCAGTGCCTCGGCGCCGAACGCTGCGCGCTGCTGCGGGTCTTCGATGTTTTTGAAAATGTCGGCCAGCTGCTTGAACGCTTCTAGCGGCTCGGTGGCGGTGATGCCCAGCTCGCGGAACTTTGCGCCGTCCTTACCGATGTTCATGCCGAGTTTGCTGATAGCACCGGCCACGCCTTCCAGGCTGGTGTCACCCAGCTTGGCGGCGTAGGACAGGCCGGCCAGGTCCTCGATGGCCACCTTGGTGCGGGCGCTCATATCGTTGAGCGCGTCGGCGGCGTCGATACTGTTTTTGATGATGCCGGCAAACCCGGCGACGGCCGCGCCGACAGCGAGGCCGCCCAGCAGGTCTTTGAATTTCTCGACGGAGGCAGACATACCGTTGACCGCACCGGTCACTTCGCGGCGCGCGCCGTTCAGATCCTGCTGAAGACGCGCGATGTCAGCTCGGAGGCGGATTTCTACGTCGCTGACAACGGTCATTCATTTCTCCTGTTTGGCCTTGCGTGCCAGTCTTCGTTCTTCCCGGTCCAGTGCTTTTTCTGCCTTCTGGTTCCGTGCCCACCTCCACCGCGCCTCAAACTCAGGCCATGGGCATTTCGCCTCGCGCTTGCTGGCGCTATGCGACTCACCCAAATACGCCTTGGAAAGCTGGATAAGCAAGCGCGACTCGAATGGCTCCCATTCTACCCCGAGCAAGTGCTCCCACGCCACAAGATCCGGTGCTTCGATTGGCCCGTCTTTCTTTGTCGGGCCAATCTCCCACAGGTAATCAAGCAGGTACTGCCCCCATTCGACTGGTGGCATCTGGAACGGCAGGCCGGACTCTTCCACCACCTGCCTCCGTTGCTTCTCCGGTGGGCGCTGCTGTTTGCCTGTTTCGGGCAGCGCCTCGGGCAGCGCCTCGGGCGTTGCGTTTAGCCAGGCTGCGAAGCGGACGAATCGTTCGAGGCCGCTTGCTCTGGCAGATAGTTTCCCCGATCACCCGCGTACTTGTTGAAGCCCGCCGCCACATGGCCGATCGTTTGATCTTCATAGGCGGCGCGATACGCAGCATTGCCGATGCGGCCTTCGTAGTCGAAGCCGTCGAACGAAATGGTGATCGCGGCCAGGAACACGGCCAGGTCGCGGGCGTCCGCTTCCGGGTCGTCCTTCTGCTCTTTACCGTTCAGCAGCGACGACAGACTACCGGATTTCTTTTTGTTGAAGTCGTGCAGCGCGGACTGGAACACCTTGGTGCCGGGGCTGTGGTGGGTGATGGTCAGCGGGGTGATACCGTCTTCCTGGTACTGCACCTTGCCGGCGGCGTCGGTGACTGGGAATTTACCGACCGGCAGAATGGCGAGCGATTTCAGATTTTTCATGGGTTTCTTTCTTGGGAGGATTAATGCACCTTCGGCCACCTGCGCCCTCCCAAGGGCGACAGGCGACCGTCAGTGCTGGTTGTGGCCTAGTGGCCGGGTTCTTACGGGGTGATATCAGGGGTCGGGATGACCGGGGTCGTCGCCTTCAGCGCTTCCGATTGCAGCAGCAGCGTCAGGGCGTAGACCAGGTTGTCATTGGAGCCGCCGCCCGATTCGGACAGGTTCGACACCTGCGCGGTGCAGTACAGCACCGAACCGGATTGACGGACCACGGCGAACGAGGCGACGGCGCGGGCGCGCATCGCGGTGTCGGCTGCGTCGAATGCCGCCGTGGTGCCGTCTTCGCCTTCTTCGAGCACTTGCCATTCGGAATCGATCAGTTGGTAGTTGCCGACGCGGCGGCGCACCAGACCTTGGCTCACGACGTCCAGCTCGGAGGTATTCGACTGGCGGCCTTCCATGGCGCCAACCTGAGTGATGGTGAACTCGAAGACGTCGGAGGCACCGAAGAACGTTTCGAAAGCGGCCTCGGTGTTGTCGGTCGGACGACCGGCCTTGATGAACAGGCGCGTGCCTGCGTAAGTCTCAAAATCTGCTGGGAACGGCATAATGTATTCTCCTGTTGAATGCCCGCGCGCACCATTGCGAGACGGGCGGGCAAACCGATACCGCTATTCTAAATCGGTTCGGAATAAGTTACCATGAAATCCCGCGATTTTTCGTGGATTTTATCGTCACCCACTGGCAAGTCCGGGCCTTCGCCCATCGGCAGGATCGCCTTGACGCTGTACGACAACACCGTGCCGGTATGGACGCCGGCGCCGAGCGCTGCGGCCTTGAGGATTTTGTCGCTGGCCGCATAGCCGCCGGGGTCTTTCGCCAGTACCGTGACCTGTACGCGGGTACGCATGGTCTTTCCTGGCTGGCGCCGTGCGATGGTGCTGATCTCGTCGCCGTAGATGCGGGTGACACTGACCAGCGGCGGCTCGGTCCCCTGCGGCGCGGCGCCGGCGAAGATCTTCGCCGGCGGCACCAGGGCGGTGAGCGGGGCGTGTGCCGCGAGCAGGGCGCGGACGATAGCGACAGCGCTCATTCTTCCGCCTCGCCGGCTGGAGTCGGCTCTGGCGCCGACAATCCCTCTTTGGTCAGGCGCTTGCGTATTCGAGCTTGCACGGCCGCCACCGCCTCTGCGAATTTTGCCTCGGCCGCCGGCCGCATAAACGGCTTTGGCTTCGCCCCTGGGTGCGCTACGCTGCGCACCACGTTGCCGTTGATGGTCATCGCTTTCGCGGTTATGGCGTGGGGGCGGGTGCCGAACTCTACCATGTGGGCGTAGTAGACCTGCCCCCGCCCTACTTTCACGCTGGCCGTTACGTTACCGTCCTTGCCTTTGCGGGTAGTGACGCGGGATGCCCCCAGCAGCCCATCAGTCTTTGATATGGCGGCCAGGTTGCGCCGGACCTCGACCAAGTACACATTGGCCCCCGCACGCAACGCCCCCCGCATGATGTTGGTTTCCAACTTGGCGGGAAGTGTTTGCAGCAACTGATCCAGTTCGCGGCCGCCGGTGATGTTTGCGTCGTTCATGAGCTGAATTCCCGTACCGTAAATTCGATGTACTCGCGCCGGCCAATTTCCGCCGGCCCCGCGCTGATCTGGTGGATGGTGTCTACCTCGTTGTGGATGATGATCCGCATGTCGGAGGTGACGCCCCGAACGTAGCGCATGCGCACTCGCGCCGGACGCTCGGCGAGGTTGATGGCCTGGCCGGTGCGCTCGGCGTTGCCCGGCAACGTGTCCCACACCTGCGCGGGCACGCGCTCGAAGACGGTCTCCCACTCACCCGGCTGCGGGCCATACTCGCCGTCCACCTCGACGCCGGGGCGCTGGATGGTGATGCGCCGATCAAGCTGGCCGCCGGTTATCATTGGTACACCACGTACGGCTGCAGCAGCCATTTGTAGAAGTCGTCGGGCAGTGCATAGGTCTGCCCCTCGTTCACCATGCTGCGGTGCTCGTAGAACGCACCGATGGCCAGCAGCATCCACTGGCGGATCGGCTCGGGCACGCTGGCCGCGTCGGCGTAGCCTGCTTGGTACTGGACGACAACGGCGCCGGACTGCGCGCGGGTAGATGGCCAGGTGGTGCCTGGCGCGGCGCTGATCGTCGGCGGGTCGGAGAAACCGTCCTCCAAATAACCGGTGTCCGACATGGTCTGCTCGGCGCCCTCGCTGTCGGTGTACTTAAGGCTGTCGATTTCGACCAGCGGCGGGCGCGGCACCTTCAGCACCGTGCAGAACGCATCCGCCCCGAAGGCCAGGGTCTGCGGCATCAGCGCGCGGTTGAGGCGCTCCTCTGCCATCTGGCGCGCGGCGCGGATCATACGCTCGACGTCGTCGTCCTCGTCCGGGTTGACGATGCGCAGATTCGCCTTGACCTCGGGCAAGGTCAAGGGTTCATCGGTCGGCGGGGTGATGACTTTTATCATTTAAGCGACTTCACGTAGGCCGATATGACCGACTGTTTATCGGCACAATCTTTATAGTTCTGGTAGACCGCAGTGTAGTACCAGGAACGGATCTGCTCCGACGTTTTCGCTGCCTCAGGGATAGGCACCCAGGCCGCACACGATTCGAGATTACGTTTTTCGAGGAACGGTGCCGCAGATGCGGTAAAGACCGCCAAGGCTAATATAAAAAATGTAATTTTCACATTGTGCCTCATTTAAAAATCTCGGCATCAAGCGCCGCTTTCGTCTGTGATGCGAGGATATTTTGGAAGCCATCGGAATATTCGGAAGCTTTCATCGATTCACACCACTGATAAAAGTGCGTACCATCCCCGCCTATGTTATCCGGCGTACCGAATTTCTCGGTATGGGTGAATATGTGCTCTATGCCGCCAGAAAACTTCATAGCCGCAATACGATTTACTAATTGCTTATGCGCAGGGCCTTGATTATAGTTTAGGCCGAGATGGGCGTCCTGCCCCTGCCGGACCATACCGTCCGGGACGTTCGGGCAGCCAAAACCAACATTATGCAGTAGTGGGGTGGCCCCAGCACGGCGCCAAACGACGCCTTTAGCCGCCAATACTGCGTCATTTGCACGATTACTGGAGTTAAGCGGGTAGGCAAAAGTCCGAGGAGCCGGCAAACCCGCCGCCAAAAAATTAGCGACACACGTGTCCCAATCTGCCCCGATATCCCGGCCATTGGTGCTGTAGTCCGTGTGGGTCAGGCCTTGCGTTCCCACTTCCCACCCATACGTGTTAATCAACGTCAGAAGGGTGGCTTTGAACGAGTTAATCGTTCCGGTATCGCCATCAATAAAGGCTGTTGCTACCCACCCGTTTGCCGCAAAAGCAGGGGCGATTACGTTAAGGATAGATGGGTCAATGCCGTCGGTTGAGAAAGACCAGAATGGCACAGATTTAGAGCCGACAACGAGGGAATCCACCCAGCAAGTTTTACTTGCGAAACCTGTGAAGCTTATTTCAAAATAGTTGAAGGCGTCGCCCCAAGCCTGGCCTCCCACAGAGGCCCACGTAGCGCCGTTTTGCGGCTCGAAAGTTCCATCCTCCCCCGCCCGCAGCGGGATAACATTCCACCCGGGGCGGAAGTAGAAATTTGTCAACGTGTATGCCAGCGATTTAGTGGCGGCAGCGTCAGATGAGAATTTCACGATGGCGCTATAGTTCCCGAAAGTCGGCTCGTCTATGTAAACTACCAGTTTCAAATTAGACCCGCTTTGTACGTAAAACGGGCTACCGAAGGTTTTCTTTATCCCGTCGGTACTAGCACCGGCGCCGAATACCAACTTTATGGCGGCTGAACTGCGCTTGGCCATAGCAGCGTCTGCAGTGCGAGTAACGCCTCCAGAAATGGAGGCCCAGTTCGCAGTATCAGAAAAATCTAGAAGGACGGCGCCTTTACGGCTCCGGGCATAGGGGAGTGATACAACCATACCGCTCTGCGGGTTGCGGGCCAATAACCCGGAAGCCGACATCACGGGGGTGTTACCGGCCGCGTCCGCTGTCTTCGCCACCAGCGAGCCGGTCGTGCACTTGATCTCGACGGTGTAATCGCCCTCAAACGGGCCCACAGTCAACACCGCCGATCCAATCGCGACAGCGGCCCCCACAGCCGCGCCGCTGGCGTCATAGCGCTGATAGGTGCCCGTGGTGCCGGCCGTCGGCGTGATCGTCAGGGCGGACCCCTCCGTCAGCGGCACGGTGGCCTTGCGGTTGGCGATAAGGCTAACGCTGCCGCGCTTCTTCACCGCCGGCTGGATCATGACCGGCTGCCGCTCACGATAGGCGACGACGCCGCCGGTCAAGTTCGCGGTGGCGTTGCCCGCCGCGATGAACGAGGCCTCCAGCGCGGGGTCGATCGTGATAATCGAGTTAGGCGCGAAGCCGTCATAAGTCGAGAGCAGGCGGATGGTCATGTCGGGTTCCTGTTATTTCTTTGGTTTCGGAGCAGCTTTGTTTTCTGGCGCGGCTTCCATCTTGTTCTGCGGTGCGGCTTCGGCCTTCGTGCCGTCACCCAGCAGATCGTCCGTATCCTGGCTGTCGGTGATGCCGGTTTGTGGGGCGGTGTCTTCAGCTTTCACCAGGCCCGCCTTGATCAAGTCGGCCATGTCGCCGGGCGTGGCTTCCACCGTGTCGCCGGTCGCGTACTTTTGCGAGCCGTGCGCGAAACTATCGAGCGCGATTGCTTTGGTTTTCATACTGATCTCCTGGCTGTTTAGAAAAGCCGGGGATTTCTCCCCGGCCTCGGCATTACGCGGTCAGGTCGCCCTTAATGCGCGCCTGGGGGCGCCAGTCGACCAGTGCCAGGCGCTCTTCCGCCATGATGGTGATCTTGTTCTTGATGAAGTCGTCCTGGTTTTCGGTCGACACCACCACGTTCGCATCTTCGCGGTCGAAGATCTGCGCCGACTGGCGGAAGTTACCGGCCAAGAATTTGCCGGCGGTCATGGCCAGGGTGGTTACGATGCGGCGGCCCCACAGCGTTGGCGCCAGATTGCCCTGTGGGTTGCCGATGATGTAGCGACCCTGGGTGTCCTTCAGCAGCTCGATCTTCGCCCAGTTCGATGGGTGCAGCACGGCGGCATCGGCCGGCAGCAGCGCCAGCTCACCCTGCAGGAAAGCCAGGCGCAGGATATCGATGTCGGTGGCACCGGTGATGGTGATAGGCGCGACGTACGCGGTGGCGGTGGTGTAGATACCGGCCAGATTCTGGCCAGTGCCCGAGCCCATCAGCAGCTGCACGTCTTCCACGTACGACAGACCGTAGCGCAGACGCTCGTCGATCATCGACTGCATGGCCGGCGCGTCGTCCAGGATCTCGGTGGTGGCCTTGATCCAGTGCGCCAGCTTGATGACCTTGGCGTCCTTCTGTTCGAAGGTCAGATCCGATTCAGGCTTTTGCGTACCTTCAGCCACCGGTGCGGCGCTGTTGGTGAACACCAGCTCGCGGTAGTACTGAATCAGATTCGACGAGGTGCGGCCGGGGGCCAGCAGATCGCGCACCGTGGCAGGGCGCTGCGGCAGCGGCAGCACGCCCGGCAGACGATCCGGCGCCACCAGTACGCCGCCGCTTGCGGTCAGGCTGGAGATTTCTTTGACATCGACGCGCAGGGATTCGCCTGCGCGCAGACGGTCGCCTTTTTCAGCAAACGACTTGAAGGTTTCGCTCTCGATGAACTTGTAGCCGGGAGTTTGCGGCGATTGCTTCTCGGCGGTAACGCGGCGGGCCAGTTTTTGTTCGAAGTCGTCCAGGCGCGCCAGGGCTTCGCTTTGTTTAGTCATCAACTCGTCGGTGATGCCTTTTTGCTTTTCGCTCAGATCTTTACCCGCCTTGGCCAGGGCGACGGCTTCCTCGGCCTTCTCGCGCACTTTGTCGGTGGTGTCATTGACGTCTTTCTTGATCTTGCCCAGCTCTTCGACGATACCCTTGACGTCCATTTCGCCGCCCATTGCCATGGCGGCCAGGCCGACGCCCGCAGCACCTGTGTGCAGGTCGACAACGCCGAAGGCTTGGGCGAGGCCAGCAACGGCCGTCAGAGTCAGCAGCACCAGGGCGCGCAGATGGTATTTATTTTTCAGCATGATGTTTCCTTTTAGTCCGGAGTGAGGTTAAAGCTGCGCAACGCAGCAAGAATTTCGTCGCATTTTTCGCCACCGGACTCACTCCGGGAAAGCTTCGACAGGCCGCCGTTTGCGACGATTGCGGCCTGTGATTTAGAGAACCCTGCCTCCCGCAGGAAATCCTCGAATTCTCGCACCGTTGGCAAATTGCCCTTGGTCAGAATCTCGGCGATAGCCGACTTGACGCTCTCTATCTCGGCCTCGGCGTTCGCCGGGAACGTCACCGGGCTGATCTCGCGCAGATCCAGTTTGTGCAGCAGGCGGGCGCCGGTCTTGGCGTCCTTGCTGTCCTCGTCGACATAATAGCCTATCGACAAGCCCTTGATCACCCGGCGCTTCATCAGCGCGTGGATCTCTCGGGCGCGGGCCACTTCGTCGATCATGATGAAGCCGGAGACCTTCAGGCCGCGCGCGTCTTCTTCCAAGGAGGTATAGCCGCCGATCGGCTCGTCCGACTTGTGATTCCACAGCATCGGCAGCGGGTCGCCGCTGGCGCGGATATCCTTCAGGCTTTTGCTGAAGGCACCTGGCATGACAATCTCGTTGTAGCTGTCGACGTTGCCGAATACTGAACCATAGCCGGTAAAGGTGCCGTCGTCGGCGACAGAATCCGCCTTGAAGGCGAAATTCTTGTGCAGCAGGATGCCGTCGTCTTTACGTTTCATGGGGTCGTGTCCTTGGGTTCTTGCGCGATTGTATCAGGATTTTGCGTCGTGCTCGTGATTTTTCCGGCCATATCCAACGGGACCATGTTGCTTTGCATGAACAGATTGTCACCGCCGTCTTTCGGTTCCAGGTTCTCCAGCGCGCGGCAGAAGTTCGGTGTGTACACGCCGGCCTTGATCATCTTGTCGTAGAACGCGGCGCGCCCGCTGCTGTCCATTCGGAAGAAGCCCTCGCGGCTGAACTCGGCGAAGTACTTCAAGCGCTCGGCTGGCGTGAGCAGATTCTTGGCGATGCTCTGCTCGATGCTCACCAGGTCCGGGTCGACGACGTATTGGAGGAAGCCGAGATTCTGCTGCTCGCGGCCGGTGCCCCAGTTAGATACGGCCGTGCCGTGTCCGACCATGGCCGGCGGCACCTGGAACCAGCGGCACAGATCCTCGACGCTGGCGTTGACCTGCTCCATCAGCTGGGCGTCCACCGGGTTGATGGTCAGTTGCTTGTACTGTGCGCCACCTTCCATGAGGTACTGGCGGCCGAGCGTGGCGTCACCGAAAACGCCGTCGATCATGGCTTCTTGGATCTGTTTTCGCTGGTCTTTGGTCAGAATTTCGTTGACGGTGACCACTCCCGAGGGGCGCATGTTGCCGGAAAAGATGGTCGAGGATGCTATCTCAGTGCTGCGGGCGCGGGCCATGGAGCGGGCGCCGATGCCGATCGGCGAGAGGCCGGTCAAACCGTCCTCGGTGAAGCCCTTGATGTGCCACACATCGCGCTCGGTGTACACCTTTTGACCCTTCGGATCGGCGTACAGGTACTGCAAATCGCCGGCCGGCGTACGGCGCACCGTCACCAGTCCGGGGTCCAGCGGGTCGAGCGACACGATGCGCGTGCCGCTGAAGGTCTTGAGAACGAAAGCGTTGCCCCAGGTGAGCAGGCGCACCTCGATCGAACTCCAGAACTCGCGCGCGGTCATGTCCGCGTTTGGCGAATCGTGCAGGAGGCGATACAGGGGGTGCTCGCGCGCGACGCGGCGCGACTCGCGGCCGTTCACCTCGGTGCGCTCGTAGAGCATCAGCGGTAGCGTGGATACGGCGTTGGATACCAGGCGCACGCACGACCAGACGGTGGAAAGCTGGAGCGCGCGGTCGATTCGGGGTGTCTGGTCGGTGGTCGACCAGCTGGCGTTGACGACATCGCGGTTGCCGGGGTCGCGGTCGAGTTCCCGATACGCGAGCGCGTCACGGATCGAGTAGTAGATCGCCTTGAGCGATAGGCCCTTTGGCTTGCCTTTGTCGCTCATGTCACCGCCATATCCGCAACATAATCATCCCAGGTTCGTTTTCCATCTTCCACTTTCTGCGGCATCACGCCGACTGCCATCGCGTAGGCTACCATACCATCGATGCGGCCGCGCGCGGTGCGCTTGTCGAATTTCCGCGAGCCGCTGTCGCCGACCACCTTTGCGTTCTGCGCGCACATGGTGAGCACCGGGTGGTTGCCGTGGCGGTGCAGGCCGTCTAGCAGCGCCTCCTCAAAAGCGCGCAGAGCCGGGGTCATACTGGCCGTACCTTGCCCGAAATCCACGAATTTGTCCAGTTCTTCCTGCGAAAACAGGGCCAAACCGGTCTTTTCGTCGGGTTTTTCCATCCATTCCTTCAGGTATTTCATGTGGTATCGGTCGAATCCGTACAGCTGGACATCGTAAGTATCGAACACCTGGCGCAAATGGACGGCGATATTTCGGTAGCGAACCGACTTTCCGGGGGTGGTTTGGAGGTATCCGGCCTCGGCCCACAGGTCATAGGGCACCTTATCGGCCTTGGATTTGTCCCGCAGACCGTCCGCCGGTAGCCAGAAAGTGGGCACGACGTCGCCCTTGTCGCTCACCAGCACCTCCGCGCATAGGTCATTCACCTCGGCCAAGTCGAGGCCACCCCACACTTTCTGTTTCGGCTTCATTTCCGGCGGCGCGCCGTTCGCTTCCCATATCGAGCGGGTGACGAACGGGGCGACCAGTTCTACGCGCTCGTTCCTAACAAGGTTCCGATACGCCGGCTCAAACGACGGTATCGACAGGGCCTTAGCGCACTGCTTCTCGACGTCGGCGAGCGAACGGAAGACCCCCAGGGCAGGGTTTGCCGCCGTCCAGCCTGCTGGATCGTCAAGCGCAGTATCCGAGGGTGAAGCGTAGACGTGTTTAACGATGCGCGGATCGTCCGGGGCATCGATGATCTGCGACAGCATGTCAAGATCGGTCGGTGCCTGGGTGCTGATGATGATCTTGAGAGGGTTGTCGTACGCGCCCTGCGCCGTCTCGATGGCCTCGATAAACGGATTGGTTGGGCCTTTCACCTGGCCCAGCTCATCGAGGATTGCCAGGATCGGCGAGAGGCCGTGCGCGGTCTTGCCCTCGGCGGCCAGCGCGCGATACTCCACGTTCTTGGATAAGCCGAGAAGCCGCTTACCTGAGGGGAATATCTTGATGCGCGCCGACAACGCCGGCGACATGTTCACCATCTTCACGGCGAGCGAAAAAACTAACCCCGCCTGCTCGCGGGACATAGCCCCGCTGACGATTTGGCTATTCTGCACCGCCTCGGGGCCTGCCAAATGGGCGAGCAAAATGCATGCTATCAGTGCCGTTTTGCCGTTTTTACGGGCGATGGACAGCACGGCGGTGTGCGTGCCGTGCGGGTTGTCATAAATTTCCCGTAAAAAACGTTGCTGAAAAGGCATCAATTCGATGGGTTTTCCAACCAATTTCCCCTCAGGTACGAGGCAGTAGCGGTGGACGAAGGCCACCACCTTGTCACCTCGGGTCATGTGGTCAGGTGTTTTCGCCATTTTGCTTTGCTCTGTGCGGATTTAGGAAGGCCCCGCGCGGCCATATACCACCCCTGGGTAGTCCCGTAGACGCCGGTTACGAGACGCGAGGCATCCGGCCGGCGGACGCCCTTCGCGTTACTGAATTCAAATTGCGTGCCCGTGAAGCTGTCGCCCGACAAATGCAGAAATTCATGCACCTCCGATTTGTGCATGTGGTGCTTATCACCGAGTGACGTCTTCGGTTCGGTGCCTTCGAGATACCAGCCCTTGGCGATGCTGACTTTGCGCTTCACCAGCAAATTGGCCAGAGGTCGGCCCAGGCCGAGCTTAGTGTGCATTTCGCTTTGCAGCACCTTGGCCTTGCGGCCGTCCTGATGAAGTAGCGAGTAGACGGTGTGGTCAAACTGAGGGGCATTCTCCCCGCCCCGGGCCTTTGCCATGGCGCGCGACGCCCACCCGTGGGCTTTGCGTGAGTGGGTCGGCCGATAGTCCTTGCGCGAACCGCCAACCATGAAAGCGATCGGCGCCCAAAGCTCGCCGCCGTGGATCTTGGCAAGCAGCAGGTGCGCGAAGAAATGGTCTTCTGGCGTGAGTCGAATCAGGTTGCCGGGGGTATCGTCACCGCCCAAGCTGCGGGGCACGATGTGGTGCTTTTCGGAATATCCGAGGATCTCGGCGAGGTGTTCGGTGGTGCGGCGGTCGGCGATGAAAGCCGTGTAGATTTTCTGGTAGTCCATGGCGGTCCTTGACGAGTGGCGACTGTGGAAGTTGTCGGAAGCTGGTAGTCGGCCAGCTTCTCGGGTGCCCCCTATCCGACACCCAGACTCTACCACGGCCGACGTCTTCATGCCAGCAGATCGTCTTCCTGCTCGACCTCGGCGCGCAGCTTGCGGGCGGCGGCCTCGTTCTTGCGCTGCTTGGTCGGCGTGCGCGGGTCGCCGGTGGCGCGGCCGATCATCTGCAGCGAACGGCCGAGGGCCATCTGCCGGCGCGCGAGCGCTTCGTTGATGCCAACCAGCGGATTGGCCACCTTGGTGCCGCGCTCGTTGGTCAGCACCCGCCCCTCCAGCGCCAGCTCGGCGCGCACTTCCTCCTGCTCGACCATGCACTCGGCCAGTTGCGCGGCGATCGTCAGCTGGTGTTCGTTCCACTCCTCGCGTGCGCGTGCGCGCACAATGTCCGCGAAGTATGGCTCGGCGTCCGCAGAAAGCTGCACGTGTGGTGGGGGGCGCAGGTCCGGGGAGGCCGCATTTTTTGCCGCGTTGATCGCTGCGGTCGCGCTATCGGATCGGGTTTTACGTGGCGGCATTTTTGAACTTTCCGTCTTCGATCTGGCCGCACACATCGCGCCCTTTATCGCGCAGCTCCAACCCCAATCGGTAGCGGAGCTGATGCTCTTCCATAGGTTCGCCGTTCCACTCGTCTGTTTCCGCCTCGGCAATGGCTGCGTCGAAGGCGGCGAGCAGCGCAATTCGCATGCGATTTACTTCATCTTCTGGAATTTTAAATTTTGCCATGGCGTAATTTTTTGAGGCCAAAAAGTTATGGGTTAGAGTTTGAAAAGAGGGTCGGCGCGGTCCTTACCAAAACGCAGCCGGGAGGTTTTGACCCGCCCCCGGCTGCGCGTAAAAATTTTCAGGTGGAAGTGTTGGTTTTTATCAACTTCTCGGCGTCTCGGAGCGCTTCGGCGAGTCGGTCCGTCGATGCTGCGGCGCGGTCGGCTTCCATGAGTGCCAGCTGTGTGGCTACATGCGGAATCGCCCGCTGCCCATCGCTCAGGTCATCGATCGCCACCGCGTACTGCCCATTGGTCTCGTCGCGGCCGAGCGGCGCCACGGCTTGCATGTCGGTCAGCATGTTGCGGTACAGCCATACGTGCGGCGGGATGCCTTCGGCTTCTGGTTCGTCGGTGTCGACGTGTTGGACTTCGCGGTAGCCTTCGCCAGTGGTGGTCGGCAGTTCGTCCTGCGCCTCGGCCAGGTCAACGCCGCGCAGCACGTCGAGCGATTGGCCCGCATCGATGATCAACACGCGCTGGGTCTGGCCCAAGGTCTGACGCAGAATATCGACCATGGCGTCGCGTTGGCTCATGCTCAGGTAGCTGGGGTGCGAGACCACCAGAACATCGTCGGGTTGAAGTTGGATCAGGTTCATGGTGTTTGTCCTTTGGGAGGGTCTGCACCGGGGTGGTGGCTGCGTCTCACGACGTTGGCATGTGGCCTGCGTACGCCAGGACCGAGCGGTCGACCGGGTTCTCCCAGTCCTTGCACCTAACGCTCCGCCAAGAGCAAGTACGACCCTAGCATACCATCATCACGCGGCGACCACAACCACCCGTGCAGGCGCGCCGGCCACGTTCGTGGTACCGGCGAGCAGCACCTCGACCGACAGGAGCGTCACGGCCGAGCGCTGCACCAGACGCAACGAGAACCCGGCCGCCGTGCTACTGACCGTCACCCACGTCTGGTTCGCTGCCGTGGGCGGGCTGGGCTGCACGCTGGGTACAGCAGCAAACGCGGTTGCGTACGCCACCGTGTACAGCCCATTGGCGTCGGTCGTGCCCGTGTAGGTGTCGATGCGCTTGACCGTGGACGCGTCCGCCTTAGCCGCCAGTAGTGCGGTCAGCGCCGCCGTAGTCGTGTAGTTGCCGAGCGCCGCACCGGTCACCGCGTCGGTAATCCCGAATCCGGCCAGCGTGGTGGGCTTACCCGTGAGAGAGGCCCAAGTGCCATCGAACAGCGTGGGTTTGCCGGTCAGTGCTGCCCATGTGCCGGGGAAAAGGGCCGGCAACCCGGTCAGATCGGCGTACGCGCCGCTGAAAAGGCTCGGTCGTCCTGTGAGGTCGGAATACGCGCCGGACGTCGCCACGGCCGCGTATGCCGGTTTCCCGGCCACTCCTGCCCAAGTTGCAGGGAATGCCGATGGTTTGTCGGTGATGCTGTCCCACGTCACCGGCTGCGCCGTACCGGACCCGGTCACCTGGAACGTGCCGTCAGGGCTGCGCAGGCCGACCACCTGGCCCGAGCTGTTGACCACCCAGCGCGGCATGTGCTTGCGCGACCACGCCACCAGTCGGTTGAAAGTTTTCTCTTCGTTGAGGTTCATGGTGCGTCTACCCCGCTGACCATGAACCAGGCCGAGTCGGACACCTGATTGCCGTCCTGCCACACGTAAGTCTGACGCACGAATCGGCCCTTGCTGTCCGGGCCGCACGTGATCTGGACCACATTGCCATCGGCGTCGAGAACGCGCTTGGCGGGCAGGGAATTCACATCGAAGGTAACCTGGCCCGTCACCTCGGTGACCAGTCCACCGCCGGCGGCCAAAGCCACAGGGTCGGCGTAGCTGCCATCAGCTAGCCGCATCAGGTTCTTGATCTGGCCAGAGCCGATAGCGAAAGGGATTTTGTCGGGGTGGTCGTCTGCCATGGTGCGCCTCGCGGTTGGTGGCCGGTTGTCGGGAGGGCGGCAGAGGGATTTTACAGCAGAGCTTGGTCCGGAATCTAGCGAATTGTCACTCCCCCGGCCACCCGTCCAGTCCGATCTGCACCTTGGGCCGGTAGGCACGGCCATTCTCGGTCGCGGTCTTCTCGTTGTGGCAGGGGGTGCAGATGCACTGCAGGTTGGCCGGGTGGTCGATCCGCTCCTGCGTCCACCCCAGCTTTTCGGCCTTGGCCTTCGGGGTGATGTGGTCCACCTCGCGGCCCTGGGTGATGCGGCCATTTCGTTTGCAAGGTTGGCACATGCCCATGTCCCTCTCGATCACCTGGGCGCGGACCTTCTCCCAAAGATTCCCGTATCCACGGGAATGTCGACTTTCTTTTGACCAGGCCATGTTGACTTCTCCTATTAACTATTCTATTCTATAGACTCACAAAACCAACAGAGGATTACACCATGCGCATCGAGACTTTGCCTTCCGGCCGCGTTTTTACTTTCGTCGAGGCCAAACCATACGTTCGGAAAGACGGGACGCCGACAACGATAGAGACTTGGGAGAGTACCTGTAAGGCCGAAGGATGCGGGAAATTCTTCCAGATCACCGTGCCCGCTGGGTCAACCCCCACCAGTAGTAAATCTTTCTATCGGGTCCACTGCGAGGAACACAAGCTCACTCCTGCGGAGGCTACTAAAAAATGGGTCACCGCGTGCGTGGCATCAAACACGAAAGTTACACCTGAGATCAAGAAACAAATTTTAGACATGCGGCACCAGAAATTCACCGTCCCCCAAATCCGAGCCGCGCTATCAATCGAGCTGAGCGCTTCCTATATTTATTCTCTGATCTACAAGAACAACTCGTAAAATATTACGCCTTCTCTTCTTTTTCTTCTTCATCTTCCTTCTTCAAAACTAACCCCTGTTATACAGGGGTATAGTTAATTGAAGATGAAAGGATGAGTATTTGCCTTCTTCACTTCAACCTTCTTCACGAATCTTCAATTGAAGAAGGTAATTATTTGCACGTTCAATCCTGCGACTTGAGGGTGTAGCGGCTTTGGTCGTCCTTCTGAATGTAGCCCAAGGCTTCCAATTTCTCGATCGCTTTGCCCGCATCACGCATCCGATTGTCCACTTTGCCGCGTTGCTCCATGTGTGGGACGGTGGCGCGGCGCAGATCCTCGTAGTGCATGTCAGCGTCCAGATCCGCCGCCTCGGTGAGCACCCGCAGCACGGCGCGGTGGTCGTCCTTGAGACCGTCCTTGGCGTCTTCCACAACGGCCGCACCGGTGCTGTGCTCGACCACGCAAGAGGTGATAGGGTCGCCGTCCTCGTCGATGCCGATCTGGACGACGTGGAGCTTGAAGCCCATGGCCTTGCCCTCGTCGCCGTCCTTGGCCTTGGACAGCTGGATACTGCGACCCAGCAGCTTGGACCGGGTGACCTCGATCTCGACGTCCATAGCGCCCTTGAGGCCCGACCAGCCGCGCGCGCCCCGCGATGCGTCCTTGCCGGCATGGTGGACAAGCAGCACCATGGCGCCCGTCATCTTGTTCAGGCCTCGGCAATGCGCCAGCACCTTGCCCATGTCCTCGCCCGAGTTCTCGTTCGCGCCGGCAGACGACTGGGCCAGGGTATCGAGCACGATGATATCGGCGCCGCCCCAGTCCACCACCTGCTTGGCCAAGGCCTTGACGTCGTCCTTTAGCAACATGCTGGGCACGTCGCCGATAATTCCGAAGGGCACATCGGCCAGGTCAACGTCGTGGTGCTGTGCGTAGGCCTTGAGACGGCCGCGTGCGCCCATAAGGCCCTCGGCCACCACCAGCACCACCCGGCCCTGCTTGGTACGCATGCCGCGCCACGGCAGGCCCCGCGCGATCGAGCCGAGCATGTCCATGGCGACGAACGACTTGCCGGCCGTCGACTCGCCGTAGATCATGCCCACCTGGGCCTTGGGCAACAGCCCTTTGATGATCCACTGCTGCGGCGGGCCACTGGCAAACTCGCCCGCCCCGCTCACCGCGAACTTCTCACGGCGTACCGGGGATAGGTCACGGGCGGCCACGTCGGTGCCGTCTTCTGGCCCCAAGTCGTCAAAATCATCATACGGATCAGACGCTTGCACTTCGGCAGGGGCGGCCACCTCGGCCGTGCCGCCGAGCAAATCTTCTATCTCGGCATCGACGGGTGCTGGCGCCGGCTCCAGCTGCTCGAAGTCGTCGCGCAGTTCGTCGTCGATCTCCTTGGCGCGGGTGGCGCCGGCCCGGCAATGATCCTTCCAGAGGTAGCGCAGGGCCTTGTCGTAGTCCTGGCGCCGGTGGTCGAGCGCAACTTCCATGGCGTGCTCGTTGGCCTCCAGGATGGACAGCATCTGCTCGCGCGTGCACCCGGCTTGCGCCAGGGCGATCGAGGTGGCGAACAGCGCATTGGAACGATCGGCACCTGGTTCTGGCCCTTCAGCGAGGAAGTTGGCCGCGTGCGGCGGCAGGTCCAGGTCCTCCAGATCGGGCAGGTCCAAGGCCGAGAGGAGCGGGGGCAGGTGCAAGTCCTCGACCTCAGCCTTGGTGCGGGCGCGCCGGTACTTCGCGGCCAGGCCCTCCAGCACGCCCGCCGGCGCCGGCCGCACGTCGCGGCGCGATCCGTCAACGCGCTGCCCTGTGATGGTTACGAACCGGGCCTGTGTGCCACCGTATATCTCGATGCCGCGCTCGTGGTTGATGATGTCCGCGTCGACCCCGGCGCGCACCATGACGCGCAGGCCGGTGCCCGACGGGCTGACCTCGGTGTAACTGTCCAGCTTGGCGATCACCTCGGCGGCCCACGGCGCGATCTCGCCGGTGGAGGCATCACGGCAATGGTCGAGGTCGACACCGGCCAGCTCGCCAGGTGCGAACACATCGGCGCCTGCGCCTTGGGCCTTCTCGCCCGTAACCAGGTAGCCCACGCCGGCGAACTTATCCGGGTTCTGCAGGTACACGGCCATGGCCCGGTGGAAGACGGACCACCCTTTCGTCGACTTCGAGGACAGGCCATAGGCCGGCTGATCGGTACGATGTGGGATCTTGTCGTACTTGCGCTTCTTCTCGTTCCAGACGGCCCGCCACGGCGCCCAGCGCGGGGTGTCGAGCATGGAGGCGGGGATACCGTCGACGGTAACGGGCAGGAGGGTTGGCAGTTCGGGTTTGGTAGCCATCACAGGAGATCTCCAAGGTATTCAAATTGCGCGCGCGTCTCGGCTATGTCGGCATACTCGGGAGTCAGCTCAATGCCCGTCATGACAAAGCCCTCTTGCAAGCCGGCCACGATGGTAGAACCGCTGCCGGCGAAGATATCGAGCGAGCGGCCGCCGGGCGGCGTCACCAGGCGCAGCAGGTAGCGCATCAGCGCCAGCGGCTTGACCGTGGGGTGGGTGTTGCCCGGACCGCGATCGGACTTGCTGGCCTTGGCGCAGTAGAAGAAGCGGGCGTTGCTTCCTGATCCACCGTAGCCTTGATCTTCCGCCGGGGGTTTCTTGTACTTTCCGTAGATCTCGTTATGTACCTCGCCATCTCGGTTGCGCTGTACTGCGACGCCGTCTTTCGATTCCGGGAACGCCGCCAGCACCTCGTCGCTGCCGTCGTGGATCAGATTGGCGGGCCAGCGGCCCTTGTTGCTGTCGAAATCGGCCGATGCGCTTGGCTCGCCGTACGTATTGCCCGCAGATCGCATGCTGTTCGACAAGCCGTACTCGGTTCGCTCGCACCCTTCCACTCGGCAACCGTCGATATTCAGCGCCCCCGTGCCATGCGCCAGCACGTTGGCCGCCACTGTGCCTATCAGCGGCTTGCGCGCCACGCATATCGGTTCGTGTGCCGGCTTCAGCGCGGTGCCCCAGCCATCCCACTGGCGGGCGGCGTCGGTGGCTGGTGCAGTGAGCATAGTACCCTCTGGGGCAGAGAAGTACGTCACCCCGTTACCTGGCTTGGCTTTGGCCGCGTGCCGGGCTTTTGCGGCCGAATTGATTCCGGGGCCAATCACCTCGCGCTCAGCACCCGCGGCCTTATCAATCGCCTTGCTCACGTCCAGCGACTTTGGGAAACCCGAACCATACACCCACATAATTTGATCGCGAATTTCGAAACCGGCGTCTTCAATGGCGCAGGTCATGCGGTGGTAGGTGCGCGAACCGGAGAATGCCAGCAGGTGACCGCCTGGCTTTAGTACACGCAAGGCCTCGCGCCACATCTCAACGCTATTGGCGATGCCGGAAGCGTCCCAGGCTTTGCCCATGAAGGCCAGCTCGTACGGCGGGTCGGTGACGATGGAGTCGAAGGAAGAATCGGGGAGGGTCTTGAGCACGGCCAGGCAGTCGCCGCGAAGAATTTCATAGGACATTTTCTATTTCCTGAAAGAAAAAGCCTATAGGATTGCGCTCTGACTGCCAAGTCCCGGACCAATCCCGGCGAGCGCGCTCCTATAGGCTTACTGGTTATTGACTTGGCGGACTCATGATATACCTCAAACTTTACTTTACGCAAGTGAAATAAGAAAAAGCCCGCACGCGGCGGGCCTTGGGGTGGGTGACGGGGGTCTACAGCGGCACCAGGTAGTCGAAGTCCCACTCGGCCAGATCGCCATCGAGACCGGCCTTCGACGGATGCGGGTCGAACACAATCTGGCCATCCTTGCCGATCACGGCATGCAACAGACCGCCGCCGCGAGGGGATGGGCCTCCCATAATATGGTAGCCGCCCATTGCCTCAGCAAATTCCGGTCGATGCTCAGGAAAGGCGCTGAGGTAATCCCAGCCGCGTGCCTTGGTGAACTCCAGTACACCACTCCAGAACTTTTGCGGGTCGCCATCCGCGTCGCGGAGAAAATGGGGAACCTCGGCAATCGGCAGATCGAGCAGCGAAGCGACGCAAGCCCGCATGCAATCGCCGTATTGCTGACCAGCGATGTTGATAAACTCCTGGTCCTGCGGCGTCATTTCACCACCGCCGCGCAAGGCCCCTCATGCCCAGCGGCGCGCGTGCAGCGCCAACCGGGCGGCGGGAGGGTGCACTCTTGGGCTTTGGCGTCGGAGGCAACCATATCTAACAGCGTCTCGCCGTACTGGATCAGCATAGCGCGCACCGCCATAGGCGAACCGAACACCATTTCGCCTTCCGGGTTCTCCCAAGCGCCGACGTGCGCCGCCCATTTCCCAAACGACCACTTGCGGCGTTCATCAAGTCTGGCCTGTTGCGTTTCGGACAGGGAGGGCGCCCGTTGCACCAGTTTATTCATACGGTCGCGTACGTCCTTCTCGTTTTTGGCCGCCGCGCCCGCATCCGCCGCCTCCAATAGCTCCAGACACTTGCGCGGGCGCACCAACGCCAGCAGGGCGAAGGCGATGAACAGGCCGAATAGTTTAATTCGCATCATGGTTTTTCTCCTGGTCGTACTTCACGCCGCAGAACGGGCAATAGGTGAATACCATGTTTTGGGGTTTCTTCTTTTCCTTGAAGCCGCCTTTCTTCAGTGGGAACGACGCCGTGGCGGCGATCGGCATATACCCTTTCTCGGCCAAGGTGTTGCCGCCGAACACCAGCGTATAGCCGGATAGCGAAACGGTGTGGCCGGTGGCCTCGGGGCTTTGCTCTTTGAACCGTGCGAGCAGTTTTTCGGTAATTTCTTTGCGGCAGGTACAGGTCATAATTATCTCCAAAGTAATTTCAAACGCGACGCCTTGACGTCAGGGTGGATGCGGCCGGCGCAGATATCGCGCACGGTGTCGTGCGCCAGCAGAGTGCTGTAGCGCTCAATGCACTGGGCGATGGAAAGCAGGCCGACTTCATAGTCCCAGCGTACAGCGGCCACTAGGCGGTCGGGCGTGGCATGGCGCGCCGTAATGCGCGGGGCGACCAGGCGCGGGATGACGAGCGGGGGCAAGGTGGTCATAGTACGATCGCCGCCACGGCCATCACTACAGCGCGCCGCCAAGCGGCCAGCCTGGCATCATCCCCTGCGTCGTCCGCTACCCGCACCGTAGCCGAGAAATGCCCGTCAGCCAAGGCCCAACGGCCGGCCATGATGCAGCCCGACGTGCCCATGTCCAGATCGATATCGAACTGGACCAGCAGAGTCGCGGCGGCGTCGTTCTGTTCCAGCGGATTCCACCCCGTGCGCGGGTCGAAATCGCGTGGACCTCCCCAACCTTTTGCCGCCGCTACCTTCTCCAGCAGCTCCCTGTCTTCTGGCGCGCTCACAGATCACCCCCGACGCCCATCGAGCTGCGCACCTTCGGCGACACCAGGTCGTTGCGCGGGATACCGAATTGCATTTCGATCTCTTTGGCGCGCGCCAGCGGCACGTAGCCCTGGCGCAGCCACTGGCCCACGGCCTGGCGGGTGACGCCCAGCGCCACGGCCAGTTTGTTCCAGCTGCCGGCCTTCTCGACGGCCTTGTCCACCGCGCTGGCGGCGCGGGGCGTCGGCTCGTCGGCAGCGAGCCATTCGGCGATGGTTGCGTACTTGGTGTTGACCGCCTTGGCGAAGGCGCGCGATCCGCCGGCGTAGGCGATGGCCATTTGCAGGCCGGTTTGTTTCTTGGGCATGGTGTTCCTCCTTTTAAATTAAATCGTAAACTGCGTTGATGTGATCGGCCCACTGGGTAAAAGCGCGCGCGATACCGGGGTACGTCTCGGCCCTGAGTTTCCACCGGTCGTCGGATGGGCCGAGCTTGTTCTGGCCGCTGTCGGTCTGATTCGACCAACGCTCGACCATCTTGCCGCTGCCGCGCGGCCACTCCACGATCCGGCCGGCGACGCGCTCGGCAGGGTCCGCCACGAGGCGCGGCAAGTTGCGCGTCCAGAGACCCGTCTTCTTGCTGGCGTCGTCGCCGAATTCATAGGGCTGGACGTATTGCGTCGGTTTTCTGATCTCGGTGCTGATGATGCCCACCGGGTTTTCCAGCGCGATGAAGGGGATCTGGTCTTGCTCCAACAGCAGCGACCGGACAAAAGACAGCGCCGCCGCCGTACCGGCGCCGCCGAAACGCACGTGGCCCTCGCGAGTGTTCCAGTGGATGCCCGAGCCGCACAGGTAGGTGCAGTCGGGGTGGAAGATCGCCAAGTCCCAGCCGGCGTGCAGCACGTCCCGGACGTCGCCCTTGTAATGCGGGCCGGGCACGTCGGTCTCCAGCAGATCACACGACATGGCGTCATGGCCAGCGGCCAGAAACGCGTCGCGGCTGCGGCCCGAGTACTCCATCCCAATTAAGACTTTCAACTTGCGCATTTCGGTTCCTTTCACTGACAAGCGCCAGCATATACGCAAGCAGCGCTTTACGCAAGCAAAATATATTTGCAAGAAAATACTTGCGCATAGCATTTCGTTGTGTAATGATTCGTCTGTCGATTCGGACAACAACCAAACAGAGGAACCCAACATGTCGATTGAAAATGCAATTCTGGAACTGGCCGCCGCGATTCGCCACCTGGCCGATAGCAACCGCGAGATCGCAGCAACGGGCGGCGCGCCGCTGACGATCCACGGCGAGGTCTGCTCGACCCTGGCAGAAGCGGCGCAAGAGGCCGAACTGGAAAAGGCCGTCACCCAGGTGGAAACTGACGCCAAGGCCGACCCGAAAGCCGAGCAGAAGAAGGTCATGGGCCTGGTGGAAGCCGACCGCAAGTCGGCCGCCAAGCAGGCGATTGCTGATGCGCTGGCCAAAGCGGAAGCCGAGAAGAAAGCCACCCCGGTGGTCGAAGAAGACGACCCGCTGGGCGACTCCATCCCGCTGGACTACGAGAAAGACGTCAAGCCTAAGCTGGTGCAGGTGGGCAAGAACAAGCAGGAAATGGTCGACCTGCTGGCCTCGTTCGGCGTCGGCAAGGAACTGGAATACGCCAAGGCCGACCAGCTGCCGGCGGACAAGTTCGCCAAGGTGGTCGCCGCCTGCGACAAGATCCTGGCCGCGCGGGGCTGATCGTGACGGCCAAACTTCATCCGCTGATAGGACCGGACGAGCGCGAGAAGCTGGCCGCGCTCGCCTCGGGCCAGATCAGCCTGGACGAACCGCGCCGCGCCGCACACGCCAAACTCTCCCCAAGCGGCGCAAAGCGCTGGATGGCCTGCGCCGGATCGCTGGCCATGGAAGCCGGTATCCCCGATCGCGGCAGCGAGTTCGCCGACGAGGGCACCGCCGCCCACTTCCTGGCGTCCGAGTGCCTGGAGGGCGAGCACGATGCGAAGTTCTTCTTGGGCGACACGATCATCGTCACCGAGCACGGCGAAACTGGCTGGGTCGAGCAGTTCAACCTGCAGGGCGGTGAGCGCGAGTTCGTCGCCGACGCCGACATGTGCCGCGAGGTGCAGAAGTACATCGACGCGGTGCGCGAAGCGGCGCAGGGCGGCGAGCTGCATGTCGAGCAGCGTCTACCGATCTTCGGCGGGGTGATCCCGGATCAGTTCGGCACCTCGGACGCCGTGATCCTGTTCCCCAAGCTGCTCAAGTGCGCCGATTTGAAATTCGGCCGGGGCGTGCAGGTGTTCGCCGAGGAAAACGAGCAGCTGATGCTCTACGCCCTCGGCGCATTGGACGAGTTCGACTTGCTGGGCGAGATCGAGGAAGTCGAGTTGATCGTCCACCAGCCCCGGCTCAACCACTACGACAGCTGGACGTGCAGCGTCGAACACCTGCGGGCCTTCGAGCGGCGGGCGATCGCGGCCGGCAAGCTGGCGCTCAGCATTGCGCCAGTCGAAACGGAAATAGTCCCATGGCTGGATGAAGAAGGCAACCCGGATGGCGAGGACGAGGTCGTAAAGCAATCCACGATTCCGCTGCAGTACCTCAACCCCGGCCCCGACCAGTGCCGATTCTGCAAAGCCAAGGCGACTTGCCCGGCGCTGCGCGCCCAGGTGCTGTCCACGGTGGCGGGCGACTTTGAGGTAATCCCCGACATGCCTTTCACCACGCTGACCATGTCGACGGGCGACAAGGAACTGCTGGAGTCGACGAAGGTTGCCATGCTGCCGCTGGTGACCGTGGTCGACAACCTCATCGCACTAGGCAAAGGCGAGATCGCGGTGTCCATCATCGACGCCGAGAAGATCATCGCGGCGGCGCACGGTGTGGCGCCTGGCAAGGTGGACTTCGACTTCGGCACCGATGCGAGCGATGGGATTGACGGCACAAAACCGTACTTTGTGGTCAAGAAGCCCACCCTGCGCCCGGCCCTGGAGAATCCAGAGGCGCGGCTGGCCAGCGCCAGCGACGAGCAGCTCGGCCTCTTGGGCGAAGCGATCGACCTGGTGGAAGGCTGGGCCAAGGCGGTTCGCGCTGAGCTCGAGCGGCGCATGCTGGCCGGCGGCGAGGTGCCCGGCTTCAAGCTGGTCAAGGGCCGCGAGGGCATTCGTAAGTTTGCCGACGCCGCCGAGGCCGAGAAGATGATGAAGTCGATGCGCCTGAAACAAGACGTGATGTACGACTGGACGCTGATCAGCCCGACCACGGCCGAGAAGCTGCACGCCGACGGCATCATCGGCAAGAAGCAATGGCCGAAGTTGCAAGCGCTGATCGTGCGCAGCGAAGCCGGCCTGTCTGTGGCACCCGCCGCCGACAAACGACCAGCGGTGGCGATCACCCCGGTGGCCGATGATTTCGACGTCATTGATTCGGATGGCCCGCTGTACCGAGACGGTTCCGACGACCTGTCGGATCTTATTTAATTTACTTGAAAGAAAACTTACCATGTCTATCGTAAAACTGCCAAACGTCCGTCTGTTCTTCAACGACCTGTTCGTCGCCAAGACCTTCAAGCAAAGCACCAGCTACAGCGCCACCTTCGGCGTCGAGCCGGGCAGCGCCATCGACAAGGCGATCGAAGCCGCGATGAAGGAAGTGGCCGAAGTCAAGTTCGGCAAGCGCGCCCCTGCCAAGATGGCCGCCATGCGCCCGGTGCCGCAACAGTTCCCGTACAGCGACGGCAACAGCAAGACCTGGGAAGGCGCCGAGGGCTTGAACGTCCTCAAGGGCACCAAGCAGGAGAAGTCCGGCAAGCCGCTGGTGCTGTCGAACGTGCGCTACTCGGGCGAGCAGCTGCCTGAATTCGTCGGCAAGTTCATCATCATCGGTGACGAGAAGGGCACGCCTTACGGCCGCGACAGCGAAAACCGCCTGGTGCAGTTGAATGACGTCACCGAAGAAATCACCGTGCCGTACAGCGGTTGCTACGTCAACGGCTCGGTCGAATTCTGGGCGCAGGACGGGGACAACTCGGGCATGCGTTGCTCGCTGCGCGCGGTCCAGTTTGTGCGCGATGGTGACGCCTTCGCCGGCGGCAGCAAAGTGTCGAACGACGAGTTTGACGCACTGGACGGCGCCGACGCCGACGATCTGGTCTAAACCCTATGCCCGGCGCGAGCCGGGCGTTTTCTGGAGAACGATATGCCAGTAGCATTTACCCGATGGTTTTCTACCGACAAAGACGGTAGTCCGAGCCGTAAAGGTTGGTACGAAGTTCTATTTTCAAATGATAAAAAGCCCGACGGCACTACCAGATACTGGGACGGGCGGCGGCGGTGGCTGATGGCCGAACGCGGCAGTATCTCTGTATTCGGCTTGGGCGACACACGCGGCGAACGCTGGCGCGGCCTGACGGCGCCGGCAAAGTGACCACCTACTCGATCCGTTGCCGGCACAAGGCGTGCCGCCACCGCCGCGTGTCGCGCACCCACCCCGACGACTACAAGGTGGTGCCGCGCTGCCCGGTGTGCGGCTCGCGCAAGGGCTGGCGGATCGAGCAGCGGGCCTACAACAAGCGCGGGCTGTGCCACTGCGCCGGCCCGCTGGGGCGGAACAACGAGCCGTTCCCGCACCGCGTCACCCATCCGTCGTGCGACCAACACCCGCACGGCATTTACAACCAGGCGCGCGCCCGTGGCGTTGCGCATGAGGATATCCCGAAGGAGTATTGGCCGTGATTAAATTTCTGATGTGGGTAGGCTTTATCCGCCGCCGCGATGACGGTACGATCGTTTGGCCGTTCCACGTGCCTCCCGCGCACATGCGCGAGCACTACTGGCGCCACGGCCCGCGCTTCTATATTTTCCGTAACCTGCCGGGCGTGATCAAGTGGGTGCCTGGGCGTCTGCTGCCGCGCCGCTGGGGCTTCGGTATCTGCGGCTTCGAGTTCGGCGATCGGGGCTAGCCATGACCATCTACGACGACCCCGAAGACCGTTGCACCACGCCCAGTCGGCGCCGGTTCTTCGGCAACCGCAGCCCCAAGAAGCAGGCCGAGGTGCGCGCCGCCGACCGCAAGGCGATGCACAAGCCGCCTGATGCGTTCATCGACCGCGCCGCCATGAAGGCCGCACCGGGCAGCGAACTGGCCCGCGCCCGTATCGCGGCGCATGCCGCCTTCGATCCACTGTGGCAGTCGGGCAAGTTCTCGCGCGGCGTGGCCTATGAGTGGCTGGCCGGTGAACTGGGCATTCCCGTCACCGCCTGCCACATGGTGTTGTTCGACGTTGCCATGTGCGAGAAGGTGGTGGCGATCTGTTCGGCGGATTCGGAGTGTCAGCACGCGATCTATATTTTGAGCACCATCGACTTTGAGGATTTGACGAAATGACACCACAAAAGCTCTGGCTGGACGACGAGACGTTCGGTCAGGTCAGCCTCAAGTCGCACGGCGCCTACAAGTATTCCGAGCAGGTCGAGATCCTGCTGCGCGCGTGGGCGCTTGACAACGATGTGCCGGCGGTGGTCGACGTCGCCAACGGCGAGCCTATGCCAAAGCTGCTGATCGGCGCGGCACTGGCGGCGCAGGCCGGCGAAATCGAGGTGTGGGCGCACGGCTCGATGTTCGACCGCACCCAGGAAAATGCGGCCGGCATCGACATTCCGCTGAACGTGTGGCGCGACACCCTGGTGCAGGCGATGGCGCACGGTCTGCCCGGCCAGCTGGAAATGCTCTGCCAGGCGCTTGACGTGCCGGCTGACAAGGCCAAGGACAAAGCGGGCAAGGCGCTGATCCAATTGTTCTGCAAACCACTGCCGTTCCGTTTCCAGTTCACCCGCAAGGACTTCGCCACCAAGGCCGAGTACGACATCGCCAAGGCGCTTGCCGCCGAGGGGTGGCCAGGTCGCGCCACCCGCGCTACGCACCCGCGCGAGTGGGAGAACTTCAAGAGCTACGCTGGCGGCGACATTGAGGCGATGCGCGAGTGCCACCGGCGCATGCCGAAGTGGAATTATCCCGGTCGCGAGGTGGACTTGTGGCATCTAGATCAGACCATCAATGATCGCGGTGTCTACATCGATCTAGACCTCGCGCACGGTGCACTGGCGGCCGTGGACGACGAACAGGAGGTACTGGCCGCGCGCACTATGGCGTTGACCGATGACCAGGTGCAAAGCGCCAACAAGCGGGACCAGCTGCTGCTGCATATTCTCGAAGCCTACGGGGTGGACTTGCCCGACATGCAAAAGGCAACACTGGAGCGGCGCATCAACGACCCCGACCTACCGGACGGCCTGAAGGAATTGCTGCGGGTGCGTCTGTCCACCGCGACGACCAGCACCAGCAAGTACAAGACTCTCGTGCGTGCCACCGGCTCGGACGGGCGCCTGCGCGGGCTGCTGCAGTTCTGCGGCGCGGCGCGCACAGGGCGCTGGGCGGGGCGCCTATTCCAGCCCCAAAATCTACCCTCAAAAAATCTTATGCCGCCGGACGAAATCGAGATGGGCATCGAGGCGCTGAAGGACGGCACCGCCAACATACTGTTCAACGACGTGATGTGGCTCAGCACCAGTGCCATTCGCGGCTGCATCGCGGCGCCGCCCGGCCGCAAGCTGGTCGTGGCCGACTTGTCGAACATCGAGGGCCGGGTGCAGGCGTGGCTGGCCGGCGAGTCTTGGAAGCTGAAAGCGTTCGCCGACTTCGACACCGTGCAGACCGCCAACGGCAAGTGGCTCACCGGTCCGGAATACTTCGGACTGTGCATTGCCAACCGCGCGCCGGAATTGGCTTTGAACGAGAAAGGCGAGCCGATCCGCGCCGGCCACGACCTGTACAAGATGGCGTACGGCAAGTCCTTCAATATCAAGCCGGAGGACGTGACCAAAGATCAGCGCCAGGTGGGCAAGGTGCAGGAGCTGGCACTGGGTTACGAGGGTGGCGTTGGCGCGTTTGTGACGTTCGCCGCCGCGTATGACATCGACCTGGACGAACTGGCCGACAAGGCCGCGCGCTTCATCCCCGGCGAGGTGTGGGGCCAGGCGTCGATCATGCTGGAATGGCACCGCAGCAAGGGTCGCGACCCGGCGGCGCAGCTCGGCATGGCCGACAAGACGTGGCTGGTGTGCGAGTCGTTCAAGCTGGGCTGGCGCACCGGCCACGCCAATATCAAGGCGTATTGGAAGGAGGTCGACGCCTGCGTGCGCGAGGCGATCGCCAACCCCGGTACCACCATCCCGTGCGGCAAGGTGAAGGTGCGGCGCGACGGCGCGTGGTTGCGCATCGTGCTGCCGTCCGGGCGCGCACTGTGCTATCCCGGCCCGAAGCTGGAAGCGGAGAAGCGCAAGCGGAAGGACGCCGAACTGGTCGAGACGTCGGACATTTTCAGCGTCGACGAGGAAGTGGCCACCGGTCGCACCAAGATCACCTACATGGGCGTCAACCAGTACAGCCGCAAGTGGGGCCGGATCGACACATACGGCGGCAAGCTGTTCGAGAACATTTGCCAGGCGGTGGCGCGCGACGTGATGGCGGTCAACATGCCGCGCATCGAGGCGGCCGGCTATGAGATCGTGCTGAGCGTCCACGACGAGCTGCCGTGCGAGACGCCCGACGACCCGCGCTACAACCCCGAGCACCTGGCCGCGCTGCTGTGCGCCCCGCCGCCATGGGCCTTGGACATGCCGCTGGCCGCCGCCGGCTTCGAGTCGTACCGCTACAAGAAATAACTTGCACAAGTAAATACTTGCGTGTATAGTTCTTACATCGGCGCTGCATTGGGTGGCGCCAGAACCCTCCCAGGAGAATAAAATGTCCCACTTCACCGTACTTGTCACAGGCGATCACGAGCGCGCACTGCAGCCTTTCCACGAATTCGAGTGCACCGGCACCAATGACGCTTTTGTCGTAGCGGTCGACCAAACGGAAGATACGCGCGCGCAGCACGCCGAGCACATCAAGGAGGGGGGTGAATACCCGTTGTTCCGCGATTACGTGGTCAACTACCATGAGGTGCCGGTGGTCGATCATGGCGCAGAACCGGATACCGACGACGAACACAAGTTCGGTTATGCCACCCTCAACGAGTCCGGCGAAGTCACGGGCGTATTCCGCCGCACCAATCCAAATTCGAAATGGGACTGGTGGCAGGTGGGCGGCCGCTGGCACGGCAAGCTGTTGACGAAAGAAGGTATGCGCGTCGATCAAGCGCTCGCTGGCGATATCGACTGGACGGGCATGATCGCTTCCACTTCCAAGGACGCTGGCGCTGCCTTTGATAAAATCCATTCGGTTTTAGCCGGCCGGGAGGTGGCAAGTTGGGCGCAAACTCTTTTGCGCCGCGATGCGGGCGAGTTCGACATAGGGGGCGCCCGCGCTTTCTACGATGGCCAGGAGGCGGTAAAAGATTTGATTCGCCATGGCGCTATCGACATATGGGACGGCGCCAACACGCTGAGCAAAGTATTGGCCGCCGCTGACCGCGACAGCTACGTTAAGCTCGAAGGCGAAACCAACGCCACCACGTTCGCCATGCTGCACGATGGCAAATGGTATGAGCGCGGCAGCATGGGCTGGTTCGGCATGAGTAGTGACACCCCCGAATCCACCGCCGACTACACGACGCAATTCTGGGCTATCGCCCGCGCGCTGCCGCCCGACACCCAGGTAACGGTCGTCGACTGCCACATTTAAACCGAACCGCCCGCCACCCGGCGGGCATTACCCACCACCTCCCAAGGAACCCATCATGAAAAACGAAAACGATCTGCTCGACCTGGTCACCGAAATGGTCAAGGCCCGGAACGACGCCCAGCTGGCCCGCGCACTGGGCGTCGCGCCGCCAGTCATCAGCAAGACGCGCCACGGCCGTCTGCCGGTGGGCGCCGCGCTGGTGATCAAGATCCACGAGGCCACCAAAATGACCTCCCGCGAGATCAAGGCGTACATCACCCACGGCCCGCAGCAGGTGGTGAAATGATCCGGGCGGTTAAGCTGCTGGACGGCAAATACGAAGTCCGGATCGAGGACGGAACCGGCGCCATGCTGTTTCTGCGCAACGGCGAACCGTGGCCCGGCGGTCAGGCACTGTTCCAGCATGCGGGGTTGGTCGCTGCTCTGGTCGACCGCGTTGCCGATCTGGAATCTGCCTTGATCCACGAGTACAACGAAGAATGGGACGTCGGCGACAGCATCACCGACGAAGCAAAAGTGCAGTTCCTGATCGATCGGATTCCAAAATGAAAACCGTCCTCTTACTCGGCGGCCCGGCCGCTGGCCAGCGCGTCGAAGTCCATGGCACCGTGCGCCACGTCTTGAACGCGCCGAGCAATACCATGTACCACGTCGTCCCGATGTGCTCGCACGGCGAGGTGCACTGGTTCGGCGTGCTCGACGGCGCCGACCCGCTGGCGCTGCTCATTGCGGGGTACGCTTCAGGCAACGCGCAGGTGGAGATATCCGCTGTGCGCGAGGACTTAGAAACTGCCGAATTGCTCATTCTGGAACTGCGGAAGGAACTTGCGCGGTACAAGGACGCTCCGATAACCACGGACAAATCCGGCCGCGATATCGTATGGGCTCCTGCACCCGCACCTGTTGGCGTCGGCATGCGCGCTCCGAGTCCGTACGGCACGGGCGGCGTGAAAGAAGGAGACGACCGGTGAAGCCTTCAGTCATCGTCGCGGCGCTACTGGTGGCGGGCGTCAGTCTGATAATTATCGGCCAGAAGATCAAGCCGGCACCCGGCAAAACGGAAACCCTGTCCTGCGTCCGCGTCAAGCAGGTGACTCCGGCCGGCGCCATTAACTACCTATGCGAGGTTCGGAAATGAGCACAAAAGTACCGAGACAGATGCCCCAGCTACCGCAGGCGTGGCATAGCTACAAGACGAGCAACGACAGCGACTTCGGTGCGGCGTTCGCTTCGCTCTACACCAAAGAGCAAATGGCCGACTATGCCTCGCTGTGGGTCGCTGAAACGGCTTTCCAGATGCAGCAAGAAATTGACGGTCTGCGCACCCACGTACGGAAGTTGCAAGAAGCTGAAGCCGCAGCTAAACGTACTGAGCTTGACTTACGTGGCGCGAATAAGTCTCTGAAGGCCCAAGTGCAAATGATAGAGAAGATGCTTGCCGATTCGCAGCAACAGGTGTGGGTACTCCAGTGCGGGATTATGGGCGTACTGCACGGTGGGCTGTTTGAGGACGGCGGCTTTCGCATGGACGACGGCATCAAGGACTATTACGATAAGGATTGCACGCCGGGCGATATCGTGCGCGGGTGGAAACTCACGCTGGAGAAAACTATTTCCGAGGGTTCAAAATGAAACGCCCACTGCGCGAGAGCGATATCGAAAAGTACCTGGTCAAGCGCGTCAAGGAACTGGGCGGCGAGTGCCGCAAGATCCAGTTTATCGGCCGGCCGGGTGCGCCGGATCGGCTGGTGATGCTGCCGCCAACGACACTGTGCGGGTTCTACGACATCCCGGCCCGCGCCATCTGGGTCGAACTCAAAGCCCCCGGCAAAAAGGCCGAGCCGCACCAGCTGCGCGAGCACGCCCGCATGCGCAAGATGGGCCAGCGCGTGGCGGTCATTGACAGCCTGGCGGGCGTTGACGAGGTGCTGTCGTGAAGCCGATGCCGAAGGACCGGCCGCGCTTCGAGACGCCAGAGGACACCGAGATCCGGAAGCTTCGCGCCCGCATCGCCGAACTCGAAGCGGCCATCGACAAGCTGATCCAGTGCAAAGGTCGCTACCACACCGAGGCCAATTTCAAGGCACTGATCGAGGTGCACAATAAAACCTTGCACAAGTAAATACTTGCGTGTATAGTTCTTACATCAGCAGCGCAAACCACTTGGAGAACACCATGCCCCGCAATATCGAACCAATCCACACCCGCCGCGCCGCGCAGTTGAAAGCGCTGGCCCAGGTGCGCAACACCCTGCCGGGCGCGGACCGCGCCACCGTGGCCGAGTTCTACGAACGCGGCGCCGACGCGCTCAACGACAAGGAACTGGAAACTGTCAGCGTGCTGGCGACCGCTTACCTCTGCGAGGTGGTGTCGTGACCGCGCCGACCTACATCGAGGTACGCAACCACGTGCGCGAACACTTCGGCTTGACCATGTCCGAGACGTTGGAAGTTCTACGCACCCCGCTGAACCCGGCCGGTATGCGCGACGAGTTCGCCCTGGCCGCCATCACCGGAACCTTGCCGGGCGCGGCGGTGGATGCTGCTCGCGTGAAGGAATACGCCGAGTGGGCGTACAAGATGGCCGACGCCATGATGGAGGCCCGTAATGCGAACCGCTGACCTGACCGACGCGCTGCTGGACTACCACACCGCCCGCGCCGAGGGCGTGCCGGCCGCTGACCTGGAGCTGCGCGCCAACGGCACGCTGTGCGTGCAGTACCTGCGCGGCACGCCCGGCAAGATCGTCGCCGTCCAGGTGCTCGACTACAGCACGAACTGGGCGTTGGCCGGCCCGCTGGTGGAGAAGCACGGTTTTAAACTGGACATGTACGCCACGGCGGACGGCGCGTCGTGGTGCGCAGATAGGGACGGCTGCGCCGAGGCGCGGGGCGACACCCCGATGATCGCCATCTGCCGCGCCGTCGTGCGCGCCGCGTTCGGCGACGAGGTGGAGGATTTGCCATGTCCGTAGCCGGCGTCATCAAGCAGAAGTTTTTCGCCGCGCCGGCGGCAAAGCCTCGCGTCCACACGTGCAGCGGCGGCCAGATGCCCGAGCGCCCGGAGACAGACAGCCCCGGCTATAAGCGGGTCGTCGCGCGCGGCTGTCTCGGCACCACCGACTACTGGGGTGAGGCCGATTGCGTCTACGGCTGGACGTGCGAGGAGTGCCCGGTGCTGCGCGAACAGTGGCGCTTGGAAGACCAACAAAACGAAGGAGAACCACCGTGCTGACCAAGTTCCAAGCCAGCCGCCTGCGCGGCCTGATCACCCGCGCCACGTTGAAGGAGAAACACCTGTTCGCGTTCCGCGCCGACAAGGCGCTTGGGTTCGACCAGGGCGAAGCGAAGCGCCGGGCGTTGATCGAATCCCGTGACGCGGCAAACGAAAAGCTGTTCGCATTCATCCGGGAAGTAACGGAATGATCATCACCCCCCGCGATTTCACACCACGCGGCTACCAGACCCAGATCACCGACTTCATTCTCGACAACGAGCGGTGCGGAGTGTGGGCCTCAATGGGCGTTGGCAAAAGTGTAAGTACTCTTAACGCTTTGGACACACTGCAAATGCTTGACGACCGGCCCATTCTGGTCGTCGCACCGCTGCGCGTGGCCACCACCACCTGGCCCGACGAGGTGCGCAAGTGGAACCACCTCAAGCACCTGACCGTGCTGCCGATCACCGGCAGCGAGAAGGAGCGCATGCGCGCGCTGAAGTACGACGCCAATATCCTGACTACGAATTTCGAGCAGCTTCCCTGGCTAGTAGAATTTTACGGCGAGCGCTGGCCGTTCGCCACGGTGGTGATCGACGAGTCCACCAAGCTGAAGGGCTTCCGCCTCAAGCAGGGCACCCAGCGCGCCAAGGCCTTGGGCCGGGTGGCGCACACGAAGATCAAGCGCATAGTCGAGCTGACCGGCACGCCGGCGCCGAACGGCCTCGAAGACCTGTGGGGCCAGGCGTGGTTCTTGGACAAGGGCGCGCGCCTCGGCCGCACCTACGATGATTTTAAGAAACGCTGGTTCCGCAAGAAATACAGCGGCTTCGGCACCGAGCCGCTCGACCACGCCCAGGAGCAGATCCAGCGCGCGCTGCGCGACATCTGCGTGACCATCGACGCCAAGGACTGGTTCGACCTGAAAGACCCCATCGTCAACAATATCTATGTGGACCTGCCGGCCAAGGCGCGCGCGCTGTATCAGGACATGGAGAAGCGCGCCTTCATGGAGATCGCGGCCATGGGGACCCTGCACGGCATCGAGGCGCTGGGCGCGGCGCAGAAGATCGGCAAGCTGCTGCAGCTTTCCAACGGCGCCGCCTATCTGTCACCGGGCAGCAGCGAATGGGCCGAGGTGCACGACGCGAAGATCCAGGCACTGGAGGAGATCGTCGAGGAAGCGGCAGGCATGCCGGTACTGGTGTCGATCCAGTTCAAGAGCGACCTTGCGCGCCTGCTGAAAGCCTTTGGCAAGGACGCCATCGCGCTGAACAGCCAGGAGGGCGTGCGGCGCGCGCAGGCAGGCGAGGGCAAGGTGTGGCTAGGCCACCCGGCCAGTATGGGCCACGGCGTCGACGGTCTCCAGAACCACACCAACATCATGGCCTTCTTCGGCCACGACTGGAACCTGGAACAGCGGCTGCAGATCATCGAGCGCATCGGGCCGACGCGCCAGATGCAGGCCGGCAAGGATCGGCCGATGTTTATTCATAACATTATCGCTCGCG